TCCAGGTCTGGTGTGCCGGCCTCTTTGGCATCTTCGATCATACCGGCGACAAATTCCGGAATCTGCCGGCTGCTGAAAGTTGCCCAGACTACCTTGCTCATTACATCATTATAACTGTCTTTGTCGAGACGGGCCCACTCCTTTGGAAGTGTCTTGAACAAAGAAACAGCTGCGGCCTTATCACGAGTGAAGAAGTTCTCAATCAGCTTGGAATGGCCGGCGTAGTTTCCGTCTTTATCTTTTACTTCGAAAGCTGTGTCTATCTCTTGGACTTCTTTGACGTCGTTAAGGAGTTCCTGCACATCTGCTTGGCCGTTAGGGAATTGATCCCGCATCATCCTGGCTTCAGCAACTGTCGGGAACACTTCCCTCAATGCTGCTTCACGGCGGAATACGCCGGCAATCTGGTCTTGAAGCTTGGGGTACTTCTGGAAGATTTGGCTGAGTTCAGGAGCAACCTTGACCATCGCCTTCAACTTACTGGCTACGGATCCTTTGAACTCTGCTAATTCGGGTTCCTCAGTTGGCTCTTTTTCTTTGCCCTCGCCTTCTCCTTCTCCCTCACCTTCTTTATTCTCGCCTTCGCCTTCCCCAACCCCTCCGCCTGCACCTTCATCGCCTGTTTCAGGGAGTTCAAACTCAAAGTCGTCTCCTACAACTTCTGTAGCTGCGCCTCCGCCTGCCCCACCATCTCCTGCTCCAGATTCACCGCCTGTTACTGTTAGAGTCTCTTCATCCATGATATTCCTCTACATCCCGCCTACAGCCGCGTTTGCCGGCTCGCCCGCATTGGGCGGCACAGCCTGGTGAGGCATACCAGGTGCGGGTTTTATTGCTGGTTTCTTCTTGGCTTGCTCGAGTGCAACTTGCTGCATGAAATCCTGTGGTGAAACCTGGATTCCAAACTCTTTTTCCAACCACTGCGCTTGGGCCTCAGGCGGCAAGTCCTTGTAAGCAGTGGTCATCGTCGGGCTTAGAGGTTTCGGTCCCTGCGGTTCCGGTTTCGGAATCGCCTGCTGATGCTGCTGCATGTGTTCCTTGACGGCTTGCCAACCGGCCGGGTTCTCCATCTTTATCTTTTGGCCTTTCTCATCGTTAAGCCACCACATGCAGCAAGAAATTTCAACAGGATGATTGTCAGTCACAGGATCTACTTCAACCATCGGAGCAATACCAGTAAGAAGACCTTCATCGTCTGGAATCTTGGTAAGCTGGGCAATCTCCTTGAGCTGCTTACGCCAAGAACCACGGCTTGGACTCTTAAGATCAGGAATCCCGGTAAGTTTGAGGAATAGTTCGGCGTTCTCTGGGTCCTTGATGAGTTCGGCTCCATACGGTGAATCGGCGATACCCATCATAGTCTGCCGTTGCTGTGTCCAAGTCTCCGGGAAATTCTCATCGCCTTCTGGGAAAGCCTCAGCTTCACCTTCGAGCGCCGTAACATCTATAGACTCAGACTCGAAGTCGCCGGAATCACTGAGCACTGGGATTTTCACGGATCCAGAGGCATGTGCCTCGAAATTCCTGCAAGATAAGGTCATAACATCAGCGTGAGCCTGCTTCAGGTTCACATAGAAGATGCCCATGCGGCCCATTCCAGAATCGCGTTGCATCGCTTGCTGTCCGACAGTCTGCGGCGCGCCTTCTTCCCCACCGGCTCCAGTCACGCCAGGGTAGGTTCCTGTCAATTGATCGGAGAGTGGGCCAACTAATTCGGTCGTGTGAGCAGCCATAGTAGGAGATACGCTATCAGCGCGCATTTGAATAATTCGTTGTTGAAGATTTTCTCCCGGACGAAGGAAGCATTCGACTTCCAGTCCAGGAGCTGCCCGCTGTTCATCATCAGCTTCAGCGTTCCATGTATCAGAAGCGCGGTACGTAATAGGTATTCCATACTCATAAGTTTCAGCTTCAATATTGGCGAAGGTATTTACGCGATCTTGCACCGAAAGCATCGAATCGCCGATTGCCGGACGATGTTGCCCACGTCCTGGCATGGCATGAGCTGTGACAATGCAATCGTCCATTGACTCGGCTTCGCACTTGCAGTAGACATTGCCAGTGAACTCGACACGGACGCCACGAGGAAACAGTTCTATAAGCTTGTCTCTCTTGGTTTTGTCCTTTATCATCCAGAACGCCGTCGGCCGGAACCAGGCCCTCACGAATGTACAGAGATTGGCCTGGTTTCCGCCTGTCTGCGTGTAAAGCTTGGAGTTCTCAGATACTGACAGTCTGGCATTCCGTTCGAAGACATCATCTGAACCTTGGCTGAGTCCCGGCTTGATGTCATCAGCCTTATCCTGGAAAGCGGCACGAAGCGTGGAATAATGCACTTCATCCTCAAGACCAAAATAGTGGTAGCCAGCTTGATTACTAACATGTTGCGGACGAGAGCAGTTTAGAGCGCCAAACACACTTATAATCTGTCGGCCCTTTGGAATATCTTTCTTTTTTTCGTCCTGAGGTACTGGAATCGGTTCTTCCTCAGTTATATCGTCTTCTGTTAATGGTTCACTGCAACTGGGACACGGCACTGGGGGCACAGCCTCATTAGCAGGAGCGCTCCATCCACATTTAGGACAATTAATGGTATTTTCCGGTTTATCCTCGCCCTGTGACAACAATTGAACAGAATCGATCCCGTATTTTTCATTATCGTCTGCGTATCTCGTCCACCAAGCGATGTATCCACCCGTCCAGGCATTATAAGTCTCCTCTTGGAGCATCTGTTGCTGTGGATTCCACCTTTGAATGAGACGAGCAAGCTTAGTTCTGTTCTCAGCCGTCTCCAGGTCGTTCTCGTCATCAGCATCGTTGGGGAAGAACCGAATACGTGGAGGCGCGCCGGCCACAGCAGCTATCACCATGAGTCCGCGCGCCTGATAAATGTTCGTGACAAACTCGAAACGGGGCATATCGTCTATATCCATGTCCCCGTAATTATTCGCTTGCTGTGTCGGAAGGTTATAGCACTGGTCTGTCTGGCTCCACCAAATATACTGCTTACCACCCCAGTAAAACTCAGCGCGCTTTACATCTTTGACTTCGACCAAGCGAGCATAACGGTTCTCACTCTTGCAGTCGTCATAGAGGTCTATGAGCGTCTTCTGCAAATCTTCTTGTCCATCGAGAGGGTCAGATTCTCCAGAATCCTCAGCATCGTCCTCTGACTCTTCAACTGAGTCGGGATCGGTGTCCTTCTCGTCGAACAAATCCAATTGATCGTTTTCAGCCATTTAACTCTTTCTAAAATCATGGGGTACCCTTGCGGATACCCCACGACTCATCAATCTGCTAACTACTTCTACGACCCTTGCTGCTTGCGAAGCGCCGAAGCAGTGGTGACACCCGATCCGGCCGAAGCCGCAGGAGTTCCGCCTGCATCGATCGCTTCTTGTGCCTGCTCCGCGGTTGTTTCTCCAGCAAGAGCCGTATTAATGGCAGTCGCCGAAGCCGTGAGAGCATCGATGTCGGACTGAGCCACCGCGACCATCCCGTTAGGGAGAGTTTGGGAGCCAGCCAACAGCTTTTGTACATCGGTGAGGAGCTGGTTAGAAGCCGCCAGACTCGCCGTTTGATTCGCTTGAAGTGTTGCCATCTGGGCTTGCAGATTCGCGAGCCCACCACCTGTTTGAGACATGAAGTAAAGTCCTCCTATTGCTAGAATTGTCACAACAATCGCGATATACCAAATCATACTACCCCTTTAAGAAGCAGCTTGAACTGGCGTCCATCCCCAAACGCGAGCTTTGATCGCTCCCGCGCCTGCGTTCGCACCGGTGACAGTGAAGAGAATCGCCGTCAACGTCGAAGTCGTTCCGATCGAGGCTGGGGCCAACTGGGTTGCAGTCGATATAGTCCCAGCAGTCAGACCGGTGTTAACTGAGGTAAAAGCACTCGTAGAACCAGAAATGCCCGTGGCCCAGTTGGTCGAAGTCGTTATGGTAGTTGTTACCCTGGCTGAAGCACCCATCCCGTAGAAATTTGTCGGAACGAATGTGGTCGTAGTCGTGGTCAAACCACCGGTGTTAAGGGTCACTATTCCGGTGTCTACTTGCCAGAATACAAGTCCACCACCCTGGGCACCGGCATCGGTTATCGCTTCCCTGATTCCAAAGTCCCCAGAAGTAACCGCGGCTGACTGGCCGTGAGTGTTGGCGATCGTCCCGGTGATTGTAGCGCATTGGTTCGATGAGCCAACTCCGAGATTGCCCGCCGGACATGATCCGATGCTTACTCCAGAAGGAGTGAAGGTCTCCTGGTTGGCGTCAGCGATCGTAATCGGCGTAGTAGTGTTGAACACGGTCGTGAGCGGAACCGCGGCTCCGTCGGCCAAGGTTGCAACCCCCGCCACACCTTGGGCAAACACGATAATGGACGTGCCTGCTCCAGTCGTAGTGTTGCCCGACAGGACGATCGCGTTGTAGGACGAGTATCCGATGGAGAAATAGATGTTCCCCACACGGTGAAGATACGACTGTTGCTGTGGATTCTGCGCGAAGGTACCCACAGCGAGAACAAGAAGTAAGGCTAAGGTACTGAAAAGCTTTTTCATCATTTCCTTTTTGCTCCTTTTTATGTTAAAATTAACAAATGGTACCCAAAACATGCCGGCGAGGCCATCCTCTTAGCGGCAATAACCTGTATATTAAACCATCCGGTTATTCGGAGTGCAGAATATGCAAGCGTGCTGCCAATCGCCGCGCCTATCCTAAATGGATTAAAAAGAATAGGCCCAAGATGCGAAAATACCTTAAAAAGTATATGCGCATTTGGTACAGGAAGCATCGTAAGAAAGTCTTGAAAAAAGACAGACTTAGATACCAACTGAATAAGTTGAAGTATTCGGCTCAAGGGGCTGTTCGAACCGCACTTAAAAATGGTTTGCTTAAGCGTCCAAAAAGATGCGAAAAATGTAACAAAGTCAGAAAGACAGAGGGGCATCACTATAAAGGTTATGAACCTGAGCACTGGTTGGATGTAATTTTCCTTTGTCACATTTGTCACCATGCTACTCGCTCCTTAAGGAAACTTTAGAGCTTCCAGAAATTCGTTGATGCTTCGAAGGTCTCTTATCCACTCTACGACCTTAAACCTACCACTGTACTCTTCGAAGCCCAAAGCTTTGTAACTGTGATTCAAATGATGCTTCACTGTCTGTTCGGCAATAAAAAGTTTTTGGCCTACTTCTTTATTCGTAAGTCCTTTTGATACCAGCCAAATTACTTGTATCTGCCGATATGTCAATCCACAATACCGTGGCTGGTTGTGTGACCGCGACGCTTGCCAAGGCTTTAATGATTTAAGAGTGTCTTCAATTGACGTTGAAGCACCCGGATCCTTCCCATCCGGTAAAACTGGGAAACTTTATCTGCCACCAAATATTCCCGTTCGCCGAAGTAATCGGACCAGCCAGCACGGTTCCAGTTCCTGAACTCAATGACGTCGGCGTTCCGGAGACACCACCGGCGGCGACAACCGAGGGCCATACGTTACATGCAATCGTTTGAGTGACGGATGCGCCGATCGCAAGTACGCCCGAAGCCGGAGGAGTGGTGCCACCAGTTGGAGGCGTCGTAGTGCCCCCAGGAACGCACCCCGCAGTCGTTGGGCAAGGCGGGGGAGTAAGACCGTCATGGGCTTCGAGTAACTGCACCCGGTTGGTAAGGTATGCGAGGTATCCGGCCTGGGTTGCAATAGTGGATTCATCTTGAGCACGAGAACCCTGCAAGTCACCAATAGCTGCAGCCCAACTAGAGTCTGAGCCTTGTACCGGAGTGGTGATGGTTACGCCCGTGACCTGTTTCTTCCCGTGACCGAAACCGAAGGCGATGCCCAGCAGCGAGACTCCTAAAATCATTGCTCCAAATTTGAAAAAGTAGTTCTTCATATTTCTCCTCAGCGATTCCCTGACGTAACGACATTGAAAAGATAAGTCAGACCACCCGATGGAGTACCCTGGTAGGTCATGGTGAGATTATTAGTGTTGAAGCTACTTTGCAGGATAGCTACGTTGCCAACACCGCTGCCGCCAATCAATGATCCGACGTAATATGGGGCCTGAGTAAAAGCACCATCATGAAATGTAAGAGTGAAGGTGGGGCCGATAGATGATCCAGCGGTGACAGTGATATTGATTTCAAATCCTTGATCATTGCCAGCTACGGTATAGCTAGGAACAGTCCCCCACCCTGATAGTACAAAGTCCCCGTTGACCAAAGACGAGGCGCCGGTATTGAGCATCCTCTTGCCGCTGACTGTTCCGGTCGCGGCCAGCGATGTCCCGGTGGCCACACCCAGAACCGGCGTGATCAAAGTGGGGGATGTCTGCAGGACCCCGAGTCCTGAGCCGGTAGCAGTAGCTGACCCGGTTCCGCCATTAATTACCGCCAAGACTCCGGTCACACCAGTTGTGAGGTTGATGAAGTTCTGCTGCTGGGCAATAACGGCGACGGAGCAGAGGAACATCACCGCGGCGAATATCGCGGTCAAAGCCCAGCCTTTGGCTTTTTCGCTCATCTTAGATCTCGTCCAATCCGAAGTCCATGGATCCGTTCTCGCCGTCTTCGTCGCTCGACCCGCCGTGGTCTTGGCCGGCGTTACCAAGATGCTTGGCCACGATTTTGGAGATGCCCTTACCGTCTCCCTTGGCGTGCTCGGTCATGTCGTGGCGACCGTCCTGGTGCATGACATGGACCGTGTGACCCTTCTCGTGAGACTTGATGTGGATGTCCGGCTTCCGAGAGGACTTCGTCTTGGAGTTTTTGTCCGAGTTATCATCCTCATGGTCCACAGCCAGGTCGTTCTCGCCGCCGAACTGTGCCCCATGCTGCTTATTCATAAAAAATTTGTCGTTTGCCATTACTCTCCTTATAGAACTTTCTTGATGTAGTCCAAGGTCGCTTCTTCCGTCTCGAAAACTCGTTTGACCGGCGGCTCCCAGTCTGACCCGCAACACGGACTGGATTTGTTTCCCTCTTTTTCTTTGTCTTTCTTCTTGGGCTTCGGCCAGACGGTCACAATGTATCCGTCGCCTTCTCCCCCGCCCTTCGGCGGCTCAACGCACTCAATCTCAATTCGCTGGGCATCCAGCTCTTTGCTCGACGGTCTCAATGCCTCGGTTACTTTATCGCTCATATCTTCCTCCCGCCGTCGGTTGCTTCCATTACTTTCAATCTCTGCTGCATACTCAGGCCGCGAAGGTGGTTGCCCTTCGTCGGATCCTTTTTGCGCCGGCTGACCGGCACATCGGCCAGGGTTTCTGTCACTGCACCGGTCTTGGGATCCCTGGCCGTCACGAAGTGTTTCTCGATGTCACGGACGCGCTCATTGAGGTCGTCCCACTCCTGCTTGCTGACTATCTTCCACATATTCTAGGCAAGGCGCGTGATCTTGACAGTGCACGCCACCGCGTTCGCTCCCTTCGTCCTGAGTACCCGCATGAATTTGCCGCCTGTCGGGCTTAGATCCACTCGAGCGATGAACAGACCGGTGAAAACCGTGACGGTATAAGCCGGAGCTGCAGGAGTGATATAGAAAGCGTCTGCGTCCGTGTCAGCTTCTTGAATCTGGATGGATTCGCCGGCTCCTGGAGCAGAGGCGAACCTTATTTCCACCGTAATCATCGGCGGCGTCTGGGCCTCGTTGCCGGCTTGCAGGTTCACTGTGATGGAAGCGCCGGTTGCACCTATTGGAGCGGCCTCGAGCGCCACGTTCTGGTCGTTCACCGGAAGCTGGGTGGCAGTTGCAGCCAACACACCGAAGACGTATTGAGACTCGCCCTTCTCAAGCTGGATGGGCGAGATATTGCTGGCCACCGGAACGACCGCGTTTGCTACTCCAGGATATGCAGGCATCGATTCTCCTTACGGCAACAGTTGCTGAGTATGAGTATGGTGGCCCGGGAAGTACCCCAGTAAAAACAGCACAATGACAATGAGTATGACCACTCCAACAATCCCGAGGCCGGCTCCATGATTGGCATACTGCGGACCCCAACTTTGCTGGCCGTAATATCGTCCGCCGTATCCGCCTCCAAACAACAACAGCAAACATACAATTACGATGAGTATGACCATTATTTTTCACCTCTCGCTTGAGTTTGTTTCCCAATGTCGAACTTGGATGCGTCCGCCGAAACCTTGGCGTTGGCCTGTGCCGTCTCGTCCTTTGGAAACTGCTTGGCCCAGCGGTTCTCTAAGGCGGCGATCTTTGACAATGCCTCGCTCATGCGCCCGTTGACCAAGGTGTGGACCTCGGCGATTTGCCCCTCCTGCTTGCTGGCTGATTCAATGGCCGCATTCTTCGCGTCTTGAATCTGTTGCTGGGTCTCAGCCGCCGAAGCGATGGCCGCGTTCTTCGCTTGCAGGGCGAGGGTGGCGGCGCGGTCTCTTTCCATGGACGCAAGGGTCTCTCGCTCAGTCGCAGTCTTGGCGCTGAGGTAGGAGCGGAGTTGCTGCAGCACGAATCCAAGGGCGATTATCACCGGCGTGAGGATGGTGAACCAGTCCCTTTTCACCGGAGTCAGGATCGGGGCAGAAGTTTGCAGCAGAAAGAGGTAGTCAACCATTAAAATTGCGGCCTCCATATCCGTCCCAATCCGCCGCGGCGACGAGCCCGCATCACTTGCTCACGAGCGGTAGCCCGACGATGCAGTTGAGCTACGGTGTTCACGTCCATATCCTCGACATTCTTGTGCCTGGCGGTGGCATACTCCTGCACCTTTGTGGTTGCCACTTCATGAATAGGAGGCTTCGTAACCTGTTGCCTGGACTTCAGGCCGTACCTGGCCGAATCCCACGAGTCGTCGCCGTCGAACTTCTGAATCTCCTGAGGATCATCCTCTTCGGTGCAAATCATCGGGATGGTATTGATGAGTTCCTTGCATGAAGGATCGATCTCAAGCTGATTGTCCTTCATCAGGTCATACATACACTGAGCGCCGTGGACTCGGTCGTCGTCAGCAGGAATCGGATAGGGCATCTTGTACTGCCTGAATACCTCGCCCATGAGCTCTGCGAAGGAGTCAACCTCAGACCTCTTCTGAAAAGCGTCCGGCGATAGATAGATGGCATCTATTTGTTCTCGCTCTTCTTTGGGAGTCTTGTCCACAATGGCCATCGCCTGAGCCCTGGCGCTCTTCTGGTTATCAACGTGTTCGCGGTAGATCGAAGTGCGGATATTCGGACGGTTGAACCAGTGGCACGAGAAGTTGTGCTGGAATCCCCAGTCTATGCCAAGCCACTTCTGGGTCCATTCCTTCGACGGAGTACAGCGGCGGACGTATTTCTCAGGATCCCAGATGTCGTAGAACTGGCCGGCGAACTCATCCCAATTGCCAAGCAGCCATCCTGTCCTCAATCTTTTGGGCAGAGAGTTCAGCTCGTTGCCATACTGCGTGTTGTTAATGAAAAACTCGAATCGTTTCTGGTCGGTCCATGAGTAGTAATCGTCAACGGTAATGTCACGCTCTTCAAGGGCGGACATGGACCACTCCACGTTATCCCAGGCATAAGCCTGCAGGAACTTGTAATTCTCGGCTTTTTCTTTCTCATGGTATTCCCGCTTATACATCACACGACGAATATAGTTGTGGCCTGGTCCGCCTGGATTCATGAGCCAGAACGTCTTGCACAGCCAGTCCGAGAGAGCTCGGCCGCCGAACTTTCCTGTCCACCTGCGAATCACGTTAAGCTTGACAAGTTCGTTCTCTGTCAAGCGAGCGGCCTCATCTACCATTACGTCCATGTACTCGTCACCCTGGACATCATCGATGTCCGTTGGATGCTCGCCGATGAGGAACACGATCCTGGATCCATTGGGAAGGGCAATGGTGCGCTTCTGCTCCTGCCACCAATCTCGCATCTGGGGATACTGCTTGAAGTAACCGTTCTCCAAGTGGTTGGAACGAATCTGTTTCATCTTTCGGCGGAAGATGGCGCCAGCAGTATTAGGATACCTCATCCTGCGCATGAGCATGACAGCTCGACCGCCGTGGCTCTTAGAAGATCCTCTAGATCCACCTACACCAATGATCGTATGCTTAGAAGTCTCGGCAAGCTCCAACATTTCTGCCTGCTTCGGCTGGAGTGGAACCTCGAGGTTGAAGCCCATTAAGCTTGCCTCATATACTGCTGGATAGCATCGTAGTCCCGAGACTTCCAAGCAATATTGTGAAGCTTCATAGCCAGCTGCGAGATCTCTTTGCGATTGTATTTGGGGAACATGGCCCGAAGCCTGCGCTTGATCTCATTGTGGCCGGTGTTGCGAAGAAGTTGACGGGTCATTCTGGCCAGGGGTGCATCAGGAAGTCTTTGGCTCTTGGCCAAGTCCGCGGCAATCTCTTCCGGTGTGTAGATCGGCAGGCGAACGGTGCCGCGCATCCCCATCAATACTCCCTCTTGAGCAACTCTTGCAATTGTACGTGGCAAGTAAGAGCGTGGTCACAGAAAACGCATCGACCGTTCTGGCCTTCTTCAAATTGACGGCAAGGACCAAGATTGCCGTGGTATGTCATACAATTACAAAGCGGATTCTCGAACCGCTCGGTCTGAGTCGTCTCGCAGAGGCCTTGGCTCTTCATTGTGACCTCGGTATCGCGATGACCCAACGGAATCCATCAGAGTACTTGACCATGCCAGCGACCTTCTGTTCACGAAGCTCGGTGAACCTGGCGTTGCGAGCCTCAGACGTGTCGAATGTCTCACGGACCATGTTATCGGGAGTCTTGTGCAGGATCTTAAGGCGAAGCTTGGCATTGTACTTACGGGATGCCCGCAGCTTTCGCATGTGCTCGCGGTCTTTGTTTAAGTGCAGCTGTGGGGTATGGTTGAACATTAGGTGCGATACCCCAGCTTTCCATTATACAGACTGTCAAACAGTTCGGACTTGGGATAAAGCTCGTGAGTCGGACGAAGAGTGATGACACCGTGACGATAGTCGACCTTGGTGACTGTCATCCAGTTACGAGACTTCAGATTATGAAGCATAGGTTTGTCATACTCATAAGCTTGGCGTAAAGCATCAAGTTGATGATCGCCTTCAAGTGCAAACCGTATAAGTTGTTCGCCATGGTCCCGCATTCCAGGCGTGATAACCTGGGCAGGGAAGCTGAACACACGGAATGGCCATGAGCGGACTGCGGCGGTCGCTGCGACTCCGCCAACCAATGATGAGATGAAGCCGCGGCGATTCATTGACCGCTCCTTATCTCGAGCGGAATGCCTGCAAGTGTTCGCGGCCTGGACTTCGCGGCGTCGATTGGATTGAGTATGTGCCCTGGACTAACTTCGCGGACATTCTCGACATCACGCAGCAAGACTTCATCCTCAAGCATTCCGAGTGTAGACATAGTGCAGGAAACCTTTTCCACCTTGATACCACAAGACTCAAGCATAGTCAAAGCTTCGCTAATCTTCGGAGTGAGGTCTCTCACTTGTCACCGCCGATTGCACCCAAGTTTGTGCCGACGATTACCGCACCAGTCTCCAAGACCTTGACGAAGACTCCCTCAACCTTGTGCAGGAACTTGTGATGACAATGCGGGCATTCGGCTTCGACCGTTGCTGGGTGGATGGTGTTGGCATTCGTATCTTGCGGTTGGCCAGGGAGTTGATCGCTCATCGTTGTTCCCGCCTTGCCACGCCTTCGGCACCGATATGAATGACCTGGACGTTGATGTCACGGGAATGTGGATCTTCCATATCTTCACGCGGCTTGACGATTGAGCCACGAAGCTTAAAGGCAAGCTCGAGAGCCCGCAGGCGAATATCATTGGCATGGACCGTGCGCTCTTCCACCATGATCTCGGTGGTGTCTTTGAGCTCCTTGGTGCCGTCTGGATGGATGTAGATCGTCTGGCCTTCGACCTTACAGTGAAAGAACTTTGTCTCTTCGGCCACGAGCAAAGGCTTAAGCTTCTCGTTGATGAGATACTCATCGGTAAGGCCGAGGCGATCCATGAGGTCAGGGATCTTGTTGATGAGCGCCTGCATTGGTCCAGTCGAAAGGTATCCAGCTTCTCGACAAGCTTCGCTTGGATCCATGCCGGCGCAAAGGTTCTCGAACACTGCCCGTTGTCCGGCATTCAAGCGCCGAACCTTTTGTGTGATGGAATCGGCACCAAATGTTTTTAATGCTTGGTCTTGAACAGAGTGAGGAATGATCGGAGTTTTTGGTTCGGGCGAATTGGTAGGATCGAAAGGCACGATCGACCAAGCATATCGTAAGTAATGTGCCAGGGGGAACGGCCTTTGTGCAGTTTATCTGGACTTACTTTTACTTGAAAGCTCGGGCGCGCGCGCATTACACAACCGAGCAGATGAGCAAATTGAGTCTATGTGTTTTATTATCTTGTACATAGACCTGATCAAAATAGCGAGCAGCTAGGATGAGCAAGTGAGCAGCTTGAATCACATGGTAATTTCTACCTGCTCAAGCTGCTCAAGCCCTTGCTCGTACTTTTGAGCAAGTCCATGTATAACAAAACAAAGCAAATGGGTTCAACTCGCTCAGCCTGCCGAGTAAGTATCGCGCGCGCAAGAAAACTTCCATTTCAAGTATAAAATCACAAAATGGATTCATTTCGCGTCGAAATGGACACTGTTCGAATCTGGAAACCATATAGAAAATAAGCATATACATCAAATGCCGACTCGGCGTATTATCCACAAGCCTTACCAGACTACTCCCAAGGATCGTGCCAATGGAAGCGTCCCAAGATTTGACAGTGCGCGAAGCTTGCTCAATATCCAAATATTCTCGTGTGCATATATACCAGATTATATTCGACAACCGTGTCAAATGGAAGAAAGTAATACGTGGACGTCCGATTCTCCTCATAGATCGTGAATCTCTTCTTGACTATATGAGGAAACAGGGACGGCATGCCCAACCCACTTCTTGAAGCCGCATTGTCGTATGCTCGCAAAGGCTGGCGTGTATTTCCACTCCAAGATGCTGGGACTCCAACTGCAAAAGAGCCACGACGAGGTAGCAAAGGATTTTATGACGGTACTATTGATGAAGTTCAAATAAATAAATGGTGGGAAAAATGGCCGAATGCCAATATCGGTATAGCAACTGGAGAAATGTCTGGAATATTTGTATTTGATTTGGATGTAAGCGGCGAAGCTGGTGAACTTGTCCTAGTTGACTTTTATAAAGATCGCGAGAAGTTTCCTCAAACATATGAAGTAAAAACCAGTAAAGGCAAACAGTTGTACTTCATCCAGCCTATGGGTTCCTTGCTGAAGAACACGGCGGGTGAACTCGGTGAACACATAGACATTCGCGCAGATAAAGGATATGTCGTCGCTCCTCCGTCTGTGCATCCATCCGGTGTGACCTATACTTTGGTTAGAGACCAGTTGCCGGCAGTCGCTCCTAAATGGCTTTTGGAACTGTCTCTGTATGATAAACCTTCAGGATCTACACACAAGAAAAAAGACAGGACCATTCCAGACAAAGTAAAGAAAGGAGGACGTGACGCCTTTATACAGAAATGGGCTGGAATGCAAAGGGCGCATGGTCTTGGATTCCAAGAGATAAATGGAGTCTTGCAACAGATAAACATTATCCGTTGTGAACCACCGCTATCAGAAACTGATGTAACGGCCAAAGCCCAAAAGATTTGTGAGAAGGAACCTGGTAGATTCAACCCGTTTACGGGTGAAGAAACCGGGGCTGAGATGAAGGGTTTAACCCTGGTCGATTATGCGAATCTACCGGTAATATGGCGATGGCCTGGAAAGCTTCCTGAGAATATGCTGTCACTTTGGAGTGGTGATCCTGGTCTTGGGAAGTCGACGATAGCGTACGACATTGCAGCCAGGGTGACCAGGGGGAAGCCGATGCCTGGGGATGATACTCCAATAGACTATGAACCTGGAATGGTGCTTGTGCTCTCTGCTGAAGATGATATGCAGAGAACCATTCGGCCCAGGATGGAACTTGCTGGAGCCGATCTGTCAATGGTAAAGGTTATTCCACAAATACTTACGAATGGCAAGACAATCGCTTTCCCTGAGCATGTAGACCAGCTCAGGAACTTGATACTGGAGTCTGAAGCCAAGCTTGTCATTATAGATCCGCTAGACTCATTCCTTGGCAGCGGAATAGATTCGCACAACAATGCTAGTGTGCGATCCGTGCTTGCCCCGCTTTCCAAGCTTGCGAACGAGACCGATATAGTTCTGCTGATTATATCCCACCTTAATAAATCTTCCAATTCTGCGGGCATATACCGCATCGGCGGTTCAATTGGATTCGCAGGAGCGGCCAGGGTTATAGCCGTGTTTGGGAAAAGCCAAATGGAAGAAGGAATAAATCTGTTTGGAATATTGAAGAACAATCTCGCTCTTCAGGGCAAGCCATTGAAGTACAGGATCCAGGCCGAGCATATAGAAGGTATAGGCCAGATTTCAAAGATAGTATGGATGGGTGAGTCAGAGACTGAGACAGTCAATTCTATACTTGCTGCTCCTTTAATAGAGGCAGGAGAAGGGAAAGCAGTTGCCGAGGCCAAAGCATTTTTGTTACAGGAATTGATAGACGGACCAAAGCCGACAAAACACGTGCAAAGATCCGCGGCTTCAGGTGGAATATCGCAGGCAACTTTGCGGCGTGCAATGGATGAAGTAGGGTCCAAGAAGAATGTAGAAGGCCAATTCATGTGGGCATTAAAAACGCACAAATGGCAAGAAGAATTATTTGACAATAAAAAAGGAGAGTTATGAGTACACTTGAAGAAATGGGCGTTAATCCATTTACATGTACAGGTTGCAAGCAGGAGTGGGCAAAAATATCAATAATAAACTATGCCGATGAGAATACACATTCTGCTCTTTGTTCAGCTTGTGCTCTTAGGTTGGCAAAAGAACTAACTGAAGATTTGTGTAAGGTTCTTATTAAGAAAACTCATCCATAACGTCTCCATGAATCAGTTCCTTGAATCCATCGCCACGGACCAATATGGGCTTACTTATCCCGATTCTGATGCCATGGCACGTCCAAAAACCGTGTCCATTCTGACACAAGCATAGAAGTACTAGCAGGCTCGATTCGATATAGGACTGCATTTTCTTGTGTACAAGCTTTAAGAACTATGAGAGAATGATCTTGTTGGAAAGCAACCCAACAGTTCTTAACCTTAGGAGCCTTCATGAGCCTTTGGCCCTCAACACCTGTCACTAACTTTCGTCCGTCGCTTCGCAATACCAAGAAGCAAATGTACGAAAAACAATTGGATTCCCGCCTCCGCAGGCTTGAAATTGACGTCGACAAGTGCCTTGAGACTTTGTACAAGTTGAGTCCGCCGATCGAGTTGGACTCAGAATTGCGAGGTCGATTGTGGGAGAAGATCAAGGACTTGAAGGACCAGCTATAGAGGACCTAAGGCCCAAGGTTCCGAATGCGGATCCTGATAGGCCCAAGGAAGTCGCAGTACGTACTCTGAGACCAGGAGACGGCTTCTGTCTCACCCTGGACTCCACAGGTCGCAAGCGGAATGGGTATGTGTGCTGTGTCACGAGTTGTTCGGCGTCGGTTTTCTTGACTGATGGGGATCGACACACGGCATGGGTGGACAAAGCTACTGGAAGACAAGTTTTCATTAAACGAGTTGACGGTGTGCAGCATTGGTGTCTCGACACACTGGTTGAACCCGATGGGACACGTCACGATTTGGAGAAGTATAACTCACTTACTGAAAAGGAGAAACATACCATGGGAGAAGCAAACGGAAGCGTCAAGACCAAGAAAGAAAAGCGCGCGGCCAAAGCCAAGGAGAAGGGTCCAAAGGAATACAAAATCTCCAAGTATGAGACCACGGCCAAATTCGAAGGCGAGAAATATGCAAAACTTTTGGACAAAGAGAACAAGGGATATGCGGCAATCATCCTTCGCGCCTGCAAAAAAGAAGTCTTGACTTTCCCCGAGGTCGTGCAAGCCGTCAAAGATGGTGGAGTCGCCAAGCGTGACGCCAAGGTAAACATCGAGGCCAACATCCGCTGGTACCTCAACGATTTGGGCAAGAAAGGTTTGCTCAAGTTCGTGACTGACAAAGTGGAAGCGACGTCGTTGGACGAAGCTCGCGGCGTCGAGGCTTAGAACTTCCCGCGCGGCTTAACTCAATTGGCGGACGAGGACCCCAAGCCTCGTCCTCCTTGAACCCGACTCGACAAGAGACTCTCCAAGGACTAGGGACTAAGGCCCAAAGTCTAAGGATACGCGAAAGCTCGAGTCGGGTTCAAGGAGGACTTATCAAAGAGGGCAGATGAGCAAGCGAAAAGGTTGGTGTTCGCGTTGCGGAAGAGTTTGGTGTGACATTCACAATTGCTGTCCGCTGGATTGTGAACGTAAGCATAAGTCTAAGCGTAAGCCGCGGCGTTCCCCCTCGGGAGCAGCAAAGGAGCCACAGTGATGGACGACACAAAACTCGCTTGGGATATGCTCAAAACCTTTTGGCCATTTCTTGCCCTGGGTATCTTGTTTTTGGTCCTATGGGGTATGATGACTTTTAAGGAATGGTATTGCTCGGGAGAGTTTCTCAAATGGCTTGACGAACAAGATTGACTATGGGATGGGCGGGTCAAGCCGTCAGTAGGATCCCAGTCGGCCGGGTTGGATTCTCGCCTTGAGCGAGGAATGGAACCTATTTGACTTTCTTTCTAGGTCCAACGTCGCATTTCCTTGACGGTTGCGATGACCAACCCGGTTGAAAATATTCGGGGGAGTTCTGATAGTAAGACTCGTTGACGGTGGACGCTGCTCGGGATGCGGCGCCATAGGTTTCGTCGAGGTCCATTCCCATACCTGCCTGTCGTGTTTCCACCTCATAGTTCTCACAAGAGTTCGACGCCGCAAGCTGAACACAACCCTGGCCGGCTTGTTCGGCGCCAAGGTCCGTTGGCGTAGGGTCCTCGACCGCATCAAGACACAACTAGGGGAGTTCAAATGAATCGTGAATGGCAACCGGCCATCATAGCTTCACATGAGCATGTCGAGACGCTCCATACGGGTCAATATGGGGACCCCGGAGCCATCACTCGGTTCGCAGGACAAAGAATATGGGTTCGGCTGCCGGATCCCAAAATGTTTGCAGAATGGGAAGTTGGCGAAGGACGCTATAAGTCTTTGCTTGGATGTAAGGGACAATGCTTGGAAGTTGACACGAATCGTGGTGGAGCACTTTGGCCTGATCTTATAGAAAAGGGCGCGACAATTTTGCTTTGCACTTGTATGGTACATGTAGACTAAAGGAGAAAAAGATGAATCTTTTATTATTCACAATGCTTTTACCCTTTCAGAAAAGTACCGAGCTTATAATTAATCGGGATAATTTCGTCTGCGCTCATAGTGACTTCTTTAAGGACAATTCTCAAGCTGACCCAATTCTCTGTACTTGCATAAGAACAGTTGACGGCTAATTGTGGTATGTAAAAGAAACATTTTCTGAAGTTAAAGGCCAAATACTAAATATATGAGCCGGCTTATTATCCTCGAGGGCCCAGACGGCTCCGGTAAGTCAACCTTGGCCAGGGAGTTGGAGCGGCTCGGATTCCGTACCATTGCGGTCGGCAAGCCGCCAGATAGAACATCCAGGTTCCAGACCATGCAGCACCATTTGCTTCCTCTCATTGAGCATGGATCCAAGAAGGCTACGGAACTCTACCCTGTTGTATTTGACCGTTTGCATGTATCTGAGTGGGTATATGGAGACATCATGCGCGGTGGGAGCCCGATGGTGGAAAAAGACTTCGATGCCATCCAGGAATTTATTGATGATAATAATGGACAACTCGTGCTTTGCCTTCCACCCTATGAGGTGTGCTACCGTAACTGGATGCTCAGGGTAGAGCTCAATAAAGAATATGTAATGCAAGTCGAGAAGTTCAAGCGGATATACGACAAGTATGACGGGTCAGCATACTGGCATAAATGGATGATTTGGGATTATCATACAGCTAAGGAAAGTAACAACTATACTGTTGAAGAGTTCGCCAAATACCTAAAGGAGAAAGAATGCGCGTCTTCACGGAACCGAAAGTGATCTTGGTTGCAAGACCACAACTGTTAATGGAAGGAATCCAGGAACTCATGTACGAATATGACATGAATCTGGATGACTGGAAGCGCGCTCTTACTGACCGAAGTGGAGATAGTCTGCCAGAGCTAATGGGGCGCCTCTGCTACGGCTCATTCGGCCCAAGGCAAGGAAGAATAGGAGCTACGGACTATATTAAGAACATCCTTGACCAAGGCCATGGCTCAGTACTTGAACATGCCTGCTTCTCATTCGTAATCTGCAGAGCATCGAGGGGATTCACTCACCAAATGGTTCGCCACCGAGCCGGCTTCTCATACTCACAAGAATCCACGCACTTCATTCGATATAAGACAGAAGACTTGGTTCTGCCGCGACCGGGCACCGAAGCAAATATTTGTGTTACTGGAATCATTGGGGAAAAGAACAGAGAAATGGCCGCTTATGCCATGAAGAAGTCGCTTATGGATTACGAACGGCTTTGGAGGGACATCAGGGAAGAGTTCCCCGAAGAAGGCAAATTCCATAAAGCCGTGACTGGAGCGGCAAGGAACCTGCTTCCGACAGGAATAGAATCCCGCCTAGGATTCACCGCCAATGCCAGGGCGCTGCGGCACTTTTGCGAACTTCGTGGAGCGATAGACAACACTGTAGAGATAAGACTTGTCGCGGTACAAGTCGCTAGGATTATGAAACAAGAATGTCCGGCCATATTCTCCGACATACTGACGCCAGATGCCGCGGATCTATGGCCTTACGTAAGCTCGAGAGTGAGAAAAGTATGAGACTGACAATCGACCAATATTATGTGCAGATGTTGGACCTTGTGGCTTCACGGTCTACTTGCCCGCGAGGCCGAGTCGGCGCCATCATAACGAATTGGGCTGGACAGGTTTTATCCACTGGGTATAATGGTTCACCTTCAGGATGGCCACATTGCATCGACTGTGTGAGTGCCGGTGAGAATCCCGGTCATGAGAAACGATGCCATGCAGTCCATGCCGAGGTCAACGCCATCCTGCAGCTTGGCGGAAACGGGGGGCCACAGACTATATACGTATCCAAAGTTCCTTGCTTCTACTGCGCCTTGATAATTGTGTCAACCCAAATAAAGGCTGTAGTATGCTTTGAGCATGAAGGCATGGCAAAGGACGGAGCCAAAGTCTTGGCAAAGGCCGACATACTTTATTTATGGGACAAAGAGAAGCAGCATGCCCAAAAGATCGCATTCTAAGCGGGATCATTTAACGATGGACATGAACCTCACTCACGAACCTGAGAAGGTCCAGATGTCGACGCTAGATGCTTTTCCAAATCTCGAAGGGCACAGAGGAACCATTGCTTTTGACGTCGAGCATCTGGGTTTGGGCAGGGAGGCCAAGCCTATCGGAATAGCGATCGCTACCGGAGACTCGTCTTGGTACCTTCCTTGGGGACATATAGAAGGCCACCAGCACACGCAGGAAGGCGTAGTATCCTGGTGCAAGGACAACCTGGCTGGAGCCGACGTGGCCTTCCGGAACGCCAAAAATGATATAGAACAAGTAAGGAAGATAGGACTTGACCTGGAAGCAATCGGGATTATTCCACATGAGATACAGCATGCCGCGGCACTTTTGGATGAGCATAGAAGGAAGTTCACTTTAGACGCGCTTGCTCAGGATCGGCTCGGCATGCGCAAGATGAATCTTACGTGGAAGGGACGGGACGTTCCACCTGCTGAGATACCGTTGCTTCCGTCATGGGCTGTAGCTCACTATGCCAAGATGGACGCAAGGCTCACTTGGCTGCTCGATGAGAATTACAGGAACGACATCGAGAAGGAAGAACTCGGCGACGTATTGGAGCTGGAGGATTCGCTGCTCTGGTGCGTTCTGGATATGGAACGACAGATGGTGCCCATCGATGTGCCGAAGCTGGACCGATGGATCCTGGAGCTGCAAGAGGAATGGTCGCACCGGGTTATGGAGATTTACCGCAAGACAGGTCTGCGTGTGAATCCAGATTCTCCTGATGACGTCGCAAAGCTTTTCAATTACATGGGTCTAGGCTTCTCAAGGACGATGGAGGGCAACCCCTCGTTCACTGGCGACTTCCTGAAGAGCCTAGATGACATCCCACTAGTACAGCTAATAATCGAGGCAAGAGACATGTCCTCGCTCCGGTCCAAATATCTTTTGAAGTACCGAGCCGCTTTGGTCAACGGAATGCTGCCGTACCAGCTTCATCAATTAAGGGCCGACGATGGTGGGACGATCACGGGCAGGTTCGCCTCGAGCAAGGTAAATATCCAACAAGTCTTTAAGCCCAACAAACAGATTCTAGCATCACCGTGCACCGCAAAATGGCTCATCCGTGAGTTGTTCATCCCTGGCCAAGGTTCTAGTTATCTTCAGAGATTTACGGTCCATGATGAGGTCAATGGGGACCTTAACGGAAAATGGTTTCACGCCGATGCCAGTCAAATAGAATACAGGCTCTTTGCCCACTTCTCCTGTGTGCCGCGGCCCTATTCTCACCGCATCATTGATGCTTACAACCGGGATCCCAACCTTAGTTACCATAAGTGGGTGCATAAGGAAGTTCTCAAGGGTGCCTTGATCTACGACCACGCTAAGAATTTTAACTTTATGAAGTTATATGGCGGTGGAGTAGACCGAGCGGCGGAAATGCTCGGTACTAATGACTTCAAGGGAGTACAAGAGAAGCTTGACATTTATGACCGCGAACTGCCTGAGGCCAAGCGGTTGCTTTACTTCGTGAGTGAGTTGGTAGAAAGAAGAGGATATTGTAAGACGATCCTGGGCAGACGTAGGCGATATGCCAAGGGGGACAGGTTCTACTCCGGGTTGAACAGTGTGCTGCAGGGGAGCGCCGCAGACTTGATGAAGCTGAAGCTGCGCCGTTTGTATAGGGAGCGTAAGAATCTGGATATGCTTAAGAAACTTGAGGAGTGTTTCGCGGTGCAGGAGTTCCCGTTAAGAGTACCAATCACTTGGGAATTATCAACAGGGAAGAACTGGAGAGAATGCTCATGATAATTATTACATTTTGGAAATTATTCTTTATCATTTGGGCGGTTTTGATGTTAGGATTTATTCTCGGAATGTGGGTTCGCTCAGCTCTTCATCGAGCTAAACAACAATCTCTTGTGGACTTGGACGTGGCTTGGCAAGACTGGCTCGGTCGTCATAAGAACTTTCCAACAGAAAATTGTTGGATGGCTTTTTATGATGGCTTTTATATTGGAAGGAGTGAACAATGAAGGAAGGCGACTTCACAAGCTTATTGTTACGTACCCTGAAAGCTCATCCATCTTTGCAAGGTGCGGTCATATTCAAGCATTCTGACTTCTATACTATGGGCGTTCCGGACTTTACCATCACGATCCGGGGGCGCACAACCTGGTGGGAGGTCAAGGTACATCCTAACAAACCTACCAAAATACAGCAATTCTATATTGACGCTCTTAAACCAGTATCATATGTTATTGTGGCCAAAGAACACGGCGGACGTCCAATGAACTCAGAGATTACTGTGAGTGGTTGCGGCCTGGGATGGATGAAGTGGGATGTTGCCATCAATGCAATTGTGGTATACGCGACATCAGAAGAACTAAAGGAACCTGTAAGACTGTTAAAGGAGCCAGACAATGAAGTACGCTGAATTGGTGGCAGAGTTCAATACAAAGAATGGGTATAGAGCGCCAGCTGCTCCTCATCCGATCACGAGTCCGGAGTTAATGATGCTACGGACCAGACTCATGATGGAAGAATTGGCCGAATTAACTGTAGCCATGCATGAGCGTAATCTGGTGGAATGCGCCGATGGTCTGATAGACCTTATGTATGTGACTGTTGGAGCGCTTGTGGACATGGGCCTGGGACCGATCATGGATGAAATGTTCTATGAAGTTCACAAAGCGAATATGACAAAGGATTTCCTTGATAAGGGAGATGGTCGCAAAGGTGGATTCAAAGGGATGAAGTATTGCCCACCGGATCTTACACATATTATCGTGGAGCAAATACGAAAAGTCACGGGACAGGAGCCATGTGGATGGAACAAGTAAAAATGAACCAGGTATTCGAGGACCTCTTTGGCGAGTTGAACCTTATGGATGAGGGCGCCTATCTCCCCAACTCGCCGATAACTAAAGGGGAAGAAATCATCGGCGATTGCCCGCCATATACGAAGAAAATCTACGCGCTCATGAAACACTATGCAAGGGAAATAGGGCAAGTTTCCCTAGACATGAATTTTACGGCCACGAACAGTGACTCCTGGAACAAGATGGCCAAGAAGTACGACAAGTGCGTCGATATACACAAGATGCTCCGTCTGATGCTATGGATAAGCATTGACGAACACCTTAACTATTGGGCTTGTGAATGGAACTTAGGGGTTCGTGATGACTGGAAGATAGTACGCTTCAAAGGCGGCACGGACATATTTGGGGCCCTGTTAGGGCAAGACAACCAATGACAATCGAAGAAAAGCTTTTCAATCACCAGAAGTCTGGCATAGACTTTCTCAAGAAACGACCGGCGGCGATGCTCGCTGATGAGATGGGCCTGGGTAAAAGCCGCCAAGCTTTGGTTGCGGCTCATCAATTATATGAAGAAAAGAAGATAGACCGGATGCTGGTGCTTTGTCCCGCAACAGTTCGTTACTCCTGGCAAGAGGAGATAAAGAAGCTTCGGGAGCAGGGACTCAACTTCATTCTTTGTGACTATAAGGTGGACGACCAGAAAGTCTGGAGAAGGTTAGACGATTATACCGCTAGCGGAACCATCCGGTTGCTCTCTGTAGTTCTTGTGAGCTACGGCCTAATGCCCCAGGAACGGCATGTCGACGCGCTCGAGCACTGGTGCAAGGACGGCAACGCCTTGCTTGTGTGTGATGAGAGTTCCTTTCTAAAAACCCACACTTCCAAGCAACAACAAGGGGCGAAGCAGATTGCTACCCAATGCTTATATCGTTGGCTTCTGACTGGGACTCCAATCGCCAACGGACCAATAGACCTTTATGGCCAAGGGGACGTGATGACTGCCGAGACCGGCAAGGGTCCAATGGCACGAATCAAGAACTTCTATTCGTTCCGTGCCATCTTCTTCAGGATGGGCGGGTACAAGGCCAAGCAAGCTATTCTGAATATGGACAAACTGCCAGAACTCCAAAAACTGTTCTTCCCGTATATTTTACGACGGGAGAAAAAGGATTGCCTCGACTTGCCTCCAAAAACTTATACTATAAGAGAAGTGGCTCTTTGCCAAGATTCCTGGAAGACTTATCAGGAGTTGAAGCGGGAAGCCCTTTTGGCCCTCCCGGACAGGGAAACACGTCCCGAACCGAACGCAGCCGTGCGCATTATGCGCTTATGCCAGCTTACGTCCGGACACGTCACAGTGAGCCCCGTGCTTTCCCTGGAGAAGTACGAGGGCGTCGAGGTACTCGAGCTAACCGGCCCGGAGATCCTGGACGTCTCGAACGAAAAACTGTTCTGGGCCACTGAGGCAATTGTGTCCGGGGAACTTGAAACCCAGGACGCCTTGATTGTTTGGTGCCGCTGGAGGCGGGAGCGGGAACGCCTCGCCAAAATGCTACGGGACCATGGACGGAACGTCGCCGAGATATTAGAGATTTACGGAGGCCAGAGCCTACAAGCAAGAGAGAATGCCATTGAGCAGTTTCAGAAGGCTACTGAATACAGAAGGATCCTCTTGGCTCAACCGCATGCTGGCGGGTTTGGACTCACACTCACTAAGGCTTCAGTCGCAGTATACCTCTCAAATGATTTTAGTTACATAGCCAGGGTTCAGTCCGAGGATAGGTGCCATCGCATTGGACAGAAAAAGCCGGTAACCTATGTGGATGTGCTCGCGACCGGTCCTCAAGGGCAAAGGACCATCGACCACTATATTCTTGAATGCCTAAAGAATAAGAAGGGCCTCGCGGATATGACCTGCGCGGCATGGAGACGGGTGTTGTAATGGATAAGACCAGGGAGTATATTATAGAGAGCGTAATACGGGCCCATATCATCACGATGATAAGGATCGGACTCAACTTCGAAGATGGTCTGATCGCATCGCGCTGCCTGACCTTCATGCTGGAAGAGGTGAAGCAGAGGGGAGACATAGACGAGGACTTTTTGGCGGAAGCTACTGCCAGGCTGGTAAGAGAGGAGATCGCCCGTGAAACGCCCAAGTGACGAAGGGCACTACCATGAATGTGAAGTCGAGGACTGCGACTGGTTCGTTTGGTGTGAAGATTCATGTGATGATGAATGCCAGACTGTAGTTTATTGTCATTTGCATAGGGGTAAGGAGGATGATGAGCCCGCTAAACCAGCAAGAGCTGTTCGAAAGGATTAAGCAACCTGGCACAGCTGCTTCCATTGGGAGCCAAATAGATCGAGCGGCAATTGCCATGCTCTTGCTAAATTTATTGAAAGAAGGACACGCGGTGATGGCCGACGAGATTACAGAAGGAAAGGAGGAAACTGGAAGATTGCGGGTATACCACTACCTGTCGTGTAACAAATGCAAGCAAACTCGAAAGGAGTAATTGAACATGGCGGGAAAATACGCGAAGTTCAGGGGCAAAGTAAAGCCGTTCGAAGAAGATCCGTTGTACCAGGCCAAGGTAGAAGCCTGGAAGCAACATTTTATCGGTGAGAATCCAGACTCTGGAAATGTGGCCTGGTTGGGGCGGCAGTTTGCCACCTTTAAGTCCACGAAGAAGGAACTTGAGGACCAGGTCAAGGAAGTGAATCTTTACATCACTGGTCTGAACCAGATTCTCACCGAGCATTTGGAAGGCACCGAGACACAGAAGCTTGAGCTGATCTCTGGCGAGCTTCTGTACATCCAGGATACGCCTTATCCCAAAGTGGTTGACCAAGACAAGTGGCACGATCATTGTGTCAAGCACAAGCTTCTTAACCTCTTTACGATGCCGTGGATGACCATGAAGTCCATGGTCAGCGAGTTGCTTGTGAAGGGCCAGGCGTTGCCGGACGGAGTAGAAGTTTTTCTGAAAACTGAAATAAGATTACGTGGTGGAAAAGGAGGAAGTGATGAGTAAACAGAAAGAGAATCAAGAGCTGGAACAAAAGCAAGGAGTAGGTCAAATGGGTGCCCCAAGACCATTGCCCGCCCACCTTGTCAGGGAGCCTGGAGTTCCTGCTGCCGGCACGGAGAACATGGAACGCCAGGACATGACGCTCCCGCGACTGGGACTCTGCCAGTCGCTCTCTCCACAAAGGCTGAAGTCCAATGCAAAATACATACCAGGTTTGGAAGAAGGGCAATTCTTCAATACCATCACGCAGGAGATTTACGGGACAAAGGTGATGGTCATCCCCCTGCTGTTCTACAAGAACCGCATCCGGTTCAAGCCCATGGAGACTGGTGGCGGCATGCTGTGCCAGGCCATAGACGCTATGCACGGAGTTGGTGACCCTGGTATAGACTGCATGAAGTGTACACTGAAAGACTTTGTGGATAACAAACCACCGGAATGCGACATGTTCTTTAACTATGCTTCGCTAGTGGTATTGAATGACCGTGTGGACCCTTCGGGACTCCTTGTGGCATCATTCAAATCCAGCGGACTGCGCATAGCCAAGGACTGGAATGCGCTTATTCGTATCAAGAATCTGGACATGTTCGGTGGGTTCTACAATCTTGAATCCTACGAAACCACAAAGGACAAATACACTTGGTTTGCTCCAAAGGTCACGGCTGCCGGCTTAGTCGAGAATCCGGCGATGTATGAGGCCGCGAAAATCGCCTATAATGCAGTGTCGCAATTGAATCGTGAAGGCAGACTGCGGACTGATGTTGATGACTTGCATGAGGAGGAACAGACCGCAGAACAAACAAAAGAAATGTAAAGAAGTGGGGATGGGCCGTAGATCTTACGGCCCATTTTCCATTTACGGAGTGCCTTTGGCTACCGTTGTTCCGGCTGTCTGAGGCTGGTGGTAAATCGCACCTAGAGCCACAATCGCCCCAGCAATTCCAGACGTTACAGGATATTGCTTGACAACTGCTTGGCCTGCCGGACTCACCACGAAGCCCACGATCGCCAAACCTACAACTGCGAAAACGTGGGTAAGACCCTTGATTTTTGACAAGTCGAACGCCATACTCCTCCTTACTTGAGTTTAGCGGCAGTCTTAGTGTTAGCCGCATCGAGGGCCGCATTCCCTGTCTTATGCAACAGGTGCGCCTTCAATTCCTTTTTGAAGTGTTTTGACCCATGCAGAAGTTTGACATGAGTCGAAGTCGTGGTTCCATTGCCCGTTTGGGGTTCCGGAGCTTCTCGACCATAACTGGCCAAAACATACTCAGCTGCCGCCGTAGTTCCGCCGGCCGTTTTGGTTTGACCAATGAAGCCGGCAATCTCCCCTATTTCATCAATGACCGCCGACATGATGCCAGAGATAACCGAGGCATGCACAGGGTTCTTCACATGAGCCGCACTGAGGAGTCCGGCCGACTGCATCCTAAGAGTATTAAGGTCTGCTTCCAATTGGGCTAACACCCCTGGCTGAGCAGCGGTGGAACCCGCTTTCCAGGCGTTGTAATCCGTTGTCACTAGTATGACACCACCCTTGAATCCGGCGACGGCCATTTCAACTACTGGAGTAAGGCCAGGGTCGGCTAAAGCCACGATCGGGAGAATGCCCTCGACGGCCGGCGTCATTAGGTTGAGAATGTTTATGAACTCGTCTCCGGCCGAAGAGAATGAGCATCCAGTGGAAATGATACTGATACAAATTACAAGTACGGCTAACTGTTTGTAGAGAGGTGCCTTTTCTTTCAATTTAGTTCTCCTTTTATGTGGATGGTATCAAATGAAATAGCATTACTGGGAATAGTCCACCGCTGTTGTAAATAACCGCAGGGTCGCCGGCGTTTCCGGTCAGAAACTGTAGCTGAATCACATGCGAGGCCCCGTCACCAACAATTGCTCCTAACAGACTAAATGGATTCGCGTCGCCTGCACCAACCACCGATGAAGTGATCGACTGCAGGATAGTGGCTGTTGAAGTGTCCGTAAGATTAGCCGTGGCGCCGTTCGCCGGAAAGCCGGTATTATTCCCTAGGTTTCCACTAACTTGGATCAGAAGCGTATAACCATGGGGAATAACAATCGTCAGTGATAAATTGGTCCCATCAACTACAGCAGGAGTCAGACTGGTCGTAGTGTAGTTCCCAGCCCCACTTCCTTTTTGGTAGATTGTCCTATTCAGGGTTGGGAAAATTTGGTTAACTGTGCCGCTGGTAGTACTATCGAAGTTCCATATCTTTGTCGAAGCGGAACCAGAGCCTATGTCACATGATATAGTCCCGGCCGCTCCACTTTCAATTTTAAAGAACTGGGTTATAACGCCTCCCGCGAAGAGATGGCAGTTCTGTACGTAGAATGCAGATGACCCGCCGTTGACTCGCATCAGCCAATCAACAGTAGCTACACCATCCTTAAGAAGTTCACTGCTTCTGAGTTCAATCGATGTACCTGGCCCTGAATTAATATAGTGTGCCGATGAGTTTCCGTCAAGGCCGTTATTCTCGAGGTGGGAAGTCGAAATAAAGTAACTTCCACCAAAAGGAGCATCGAAACCCGTGATTGTATTAGAATCTAAACTGGGACCATCAATGTAGAAGTCGATCAAAGCCCCATATCCCATGTATATTCCCAGGGCATTCCATGCAATAAGCCCGCTGCGTACGTGCAAGTTCTCAAGAAATGAAAGGCTGTCAGGGAACCAATACCCGAACGTGTTGCCGACGATCGATACTTGGTCAAAGACCTCACCCCAAGATATAGTGCCACCAGTAGGATTGTTAAATTGAATGCCCTTGAAGAACCCGCTGACTTGGACATTCGTATATGTTCCACTCAGTGATCCACTATTATTAGGTCCGATGCTTACACCCACGTTTGTCTCAGTTGTGGTATAAGCGAAACCATATTCAGTCAATGATGTATTAGCATGAGTGAAATTTGCTTCAAATTGGGTACTGCTCAAGCCCGTGGATATAACGGTTACTTGCTGGTTGTTAAATAATGCTTGGCCGCTTGATGAGGATGCGTTAAACTGGAACCCGTTCAAAGTCACCACATTGCCGGCAATCAGCGGATTGGCCCCGGCAGCATTCGAATTGATAGTGAAGGTCACCACATTGGATGTAATAGACCAAGCTGTAATCTCAATAGCCTTGTTAGGTCCACCGACTATTTGGGTCGTAGTCTTGTTATAAAGGTTAAAGTTACGGAGACCATGGCCAGTCTTCCAACCACCACCGCCAGCAGGGACATAATCCAATGTGAAAGCGTTGCCGCTGCCGCTAAATATCAAGTTAACTACAGAACCTGGATTACCAACCACAGCCACCCATTTTCCGGAGGTCGTAAGCAAGACATTCGTAGTATAGGCGTATGTTCCCGCCGAAATGAGGATAGTGCAACCTGTTGATGGACAAAGACCATACGCTGTATTTATTTGTGACCCAATGTCGCCGTTACCCCATAATACTGAGCAACCGCCGCCAACCGTAAGCATTCCATTATAATTACATATCGAAGTACAATTCGTAGGATCGCACGGGAGGATGTCATCCCGCTGGGCATAAGTCGTGAGTGAAGATCCGTAGAATTGAACCGCATACCGCCCAGGTTGCGCATAAAAATGATAATTCCCGAGGCCATCGCTTATCATCGGGTTTGAGCAAGCACCCCCTGGCACAGGGGCAGGCGGACTCAATGTCCCGGAACAAGCTACGGTCATTGTACTGTCGGTGTAAAGAGTGGCCAGGGTGCTGCACGGAGTCGTGGTTACATTGGCCGTTTCGGCGCAAACCGCGATCGTTGCACCTGGAGCTGGACGACCGTTCCTCGAGGCGACCACGCCGTCCTGGCGGCTAGCTTGTCCGAAAGCGACCGACGGCAAGCCGAATAAAAACAACGCCCCGAGGAGCGTCAGAAACTTCATTTTGGATAGTTTATTCTTCATCGTTTACGCCTCGTCGACCTTTTGTTCGTGCCATTCGAAATGGGAAGGATCCGGATGCTCGATCCAGTCCCCGCCCCACAGTAAGCCAAGACTTTTACCGATGGCCCCAAGCTTGGCCCAGAGCGGACTGCTTGGATCCCAATTCGGAAGTTTTATCAGCGGCCTGATAGCGACGTCGATGGCCTCGGACTTCATCTCCGGCGGTTGCGGTTCATGCTTAGAGAAGTTGGTCCAACTCACTCCGGTCTTGAGTTTCTGCGACTGCTCCTGGGATGTCCTGCCAGTGTCTATGACTAGCGGATCAAGACCTTTGGCCATGGCCTCAGCCACAAGTTGGTCTGCCTTTGGCCGCATGTAGGAGGCCAATTCGTCCATGCTGTTTCCCATTATTTTTTCTCCTTAAACCTTTCGTTGCGCCCTTTCTTACGTTTCTCCGTCTCAGCTTTGGCCTCATCTTCAGTCATCAACTTCTCTTTCTTAAAAGCTTTAAGGTTACTTCCAATTTCATTCATTTCAAACGGATGATCTTTTAAGTCTTGGAGCTGAGCTTCAAGTAGGCCTTTATCTCGGTCACTTAATGACGGATCTTTTAACTGGCCACGCAGAGATTGCATACGAGTAGTACGCTCTTCATCCGGGCCGCCAAGGTCACGTCTGGTACCACGTTTTTCTTCTAACTTGGCGGCTTCTTTTGAGGGTTCTTTGTTAGCAGCACGGATAAAGTCCCCAACACTTCCATTAGATTCCAAAGTATTTGGAAGATCAAATTTTAATGTAAGATCATTATCCTTAGCGACTTTTGCAATCTGGCTTACTTGATCAGGAGTAAGTTTCTTTATTGATTGAACCGCTAAAGTATCTCCAGAATGCATAACACGAACATCTCCGCTTTCTTTCATATGCGCTTCAACGTCGACTTGACGAACTAAGGCTTGTCCTGGAGTCAATCCTTCTCTTGTCTTATACTTTTCAGGAAGAAGTTGAGTATGGCCCTTTCCGGGTCCCCCAATTGACTTTCCATCTTCATTTAAGAAATAAGATCCATTAGTGTTTTTTATCTTTCTCTGTGAGTTCTTCTTCTCAAACTCACTTGAGAAACTTTTAGAATCAGCGAATCGGTCTTTCTCCTCCTCATCGCCGCCCTTTACCCCTTCTTCTCTGGCACCTTTCTGGGCTCTGGTCTTGGCGCCTTTTTGAATGTCGGCAAGTTCCGTTTTTGCTTTCGCTTTCTGGGCAGCGGTCGCCTGAGTATCATCCATCACCTCGTTTAGAACCTTCACAATCGCAGTGCGAGAGGCCGAGTGCGGGTCAGACTCCGCCGGAGGATTGTCCCTGCGCTCTTCGCCTGTCGGAGACACCCTGGTCTGGTTCATTTCTTCGCGGCGCTCTGTTGGTCTAGGCGCACGCTGCGGCGCAGGTTCAGCGGGAGAGTAGATGTCCCCGCCTTCCGCAGTATGACCGATGACTCCCGGTTCCGGTGTCCCAAGAGAAACCCTGGACATTCTGCCAGATGCTCCTCGTTGCACATTCGACGCGGCAGGGAGGCCCTGAACCTCCGGTGGAAACTGGCCAGGGTTAGAAACCTGTGCTGCGCCTGGAGCATTGCCTTCGACTCGCGGAGCCGGCAAGAGGCCTCTCACGGGAGGTTTCAGGAGTCCCTTGGGATTCGACCAACGCGCAGTCGGGTCGTTTACCGAGCCGCTCGTATCGGGTCCGTTTGGAAGCTCCGTTGCCGGCGGTTCAGGAGCTGGAAGAAGTTTATTTGATACACTTGGAGGCTGACCACCCCAAGTTGCCGGTCCAGGTGCTTTCCATCCTGGCGGTGGAATGTCATGGATCGGAGCATCAAGGCTAGTTCTGCCAAGTTGCCTCATCCCACTTTTTAGGTTTGAGGGCTTGCCGGCCATCTTGGCCAAGTCAAGTCCAACACCCGCTACTAGACCAGTTGTCGGATGTAGGAAAGCGTAGGTCTTTACCCAGTCTGGGACTTTACCATCCTTGGCCTCTGACCTCGCGAGCTGCACGGCTTTTTCCCTGAGGCGGTCCTTGATTGCTCCCATGGCGCCATAGCGCTGGTTCACGCCCTTGACTCCCTGCTCTCCAGCGGCGATCAGTTTGTCCTCAACCTCTTGACGAGCTGCGGCCACTACCGCTTGGCGTGCTCTGACCTGCAATGGTCCATAACGAGTGTCGGCGTCTTTGCCCTTCAGGTCGTCATTAATTTCTCTAATAAACTTGTCGGTAGATTGGAGAGTTCGCTCTTTATTAAGGCTCTTTTCAATCCATTTGTCGACTGCATCAGCCTCACCAGGTGCAGCATCTCGTGCCTCATCACTAACGACGGTCTTCGCGGCAGAGACAAGTTTCTGATGATCGATAGGAGTCTCTGCGTGTCGTTCAATGCCAGGAGTGTGGCCCTGCTCCCATAATGTATCTTGACGATCCTCGATGGCTTCTGCGAGATCATGATGTGCCTGCGCTCCCTTCCCCTTGACTGGATTCGTGCGCTGTATCTCCGCAAGGTCGCCTTTGGCCGTCTGCACGTTCCTTTGCATATCCGCGGCTTTCTTGCCACCTTTGCCAGCAGGAGTATCCAAGGCTTTTATAATATTTTCCGTGCCGCCTTTAACCCTTGCAGGTTCAAGAGCCGTGTCTAAAGCTCCTTTGGCTTTCCCTACTGCCAGACCTGCCCCTTCCGCTGCAAGGGGGGCAACTGCCATAGCTGTGGGTACAGTCGCTTCCCCGAGAATACCGGCCGTATCACCACGCTTCGATCTTTCTTCCATGCTGTCAGGATTTACTCCGACGGCTGGTCCTGCTGCGTATGCAGCTCCAGTGATTCCAGCCGATACTGGGTCATAGCCAAGGTCTTTTGCGGTTTTGTATCCTTCTTTGGCGTGAGCAGGAGCCCCTGTTGCGGCCTCATAAAGATTCTTGGCTAGGCCATATCCAGGAATGCTAGCCGCTAGACCGGTTTTGAGGCCAGTCTTCATAGACTCTTTAAAGGACTCAGTTGGAGGAGGAGCAGCTCCAGCACCTGCCTTTAAGCCTGCGGCATATCCCGTATTTGGATTCTTGGACGGCTCTGGGCCATAATGAATCTCGGTAAGCGCTTTTACCTTCTCAGAACCAGGGAGAGCCTTGTATTCCGGCTCTAGTTCGAGCATGGCCTTGTGTTTCTCTTCTAGAGGCAAGGCCTTGAACTCTGGGTCATTTACCCAATCATCTGAAGCAGGGGCCGAAGCAGTCGCAACTCCACCTTGGCCATCTGGCTCGTCGTCGAAAGCCATTATTGACCTCCTCCAGCCGCAGCTTGACGGGCTCTGATCTTGGCAGCGAAATCCTTACCTGTTTTGGCAGGTCTTTCATTCTTCAAAGGAGTATTTCCATTGCCAGTCTTTTTAGCTCCAGGAGCAGCGGCAGTTACAGGCTTATCTCCCATCTTCGCATAGTCGCCAAGCCAATCCTGAGCAACGGTAAGGGCCTGGATCATGTTCTCCGGAGTCTTCTTTCCGGCGTCAAACATATTTATAAAGTGGTCGTAGAGTTCCTTGCTCATCCGGCCGCGGGCATGCGCCAGGGTCACGGCCGAGGTCACCATCTCTATGTTGTCCTTGTAGTGCTCATACTTGGGATTGCCGGAACCGACCGTCGAGGTCATAAGATTATTCCATCGGCCTTCACCAGGACCCAAAAGGTTGGCGACCTCCTCGGTCTCATCCATGGCTTCGCCAATTTTAGGAAGAGTGGCGGCGGCCTGCTGTTTCATGGTCTTCATTGTATTCGTAAGTTTGTCAGGATCATTTGCAGATTCTGCTCGTAACCTGGCATTCTCCGTTGATGTTAAATCATGACCCTTGGCAATGCGCTCAGCAGACTCAGTACGGTCCTTCGCAATCTGTTCCTGAGACCTGTTCCGACCGGTAGCGATCTTTTCACTGGAAGCCGTTTTGCCAGCTGCAATTCCCTCTGCCGAAGTATTCTTATCAGCTGCAATTCCTTCATGAGATTCATTTGTGGCTTTAGTATCTGCCGCCTTTGTGACATTGCCCTGGTCTGCCGCCATCATCTTTTCGGCATCCTTTTGAGGCAGCAAGTATGTGGTGCCATTCGACAAGGTCACTGGCACTCGATCGTATTGGGTATCAGCTGCTCCCTTATGACGCTCATCGGCGGCTTCTTTGCGTTCACTGATGCCTTGTTGAAGTTCCGTGTCGTACGAGCCAGATGCAGCCTGGTAAGCTTGCGCCGCTCTCTCTTTAGGTTCCTGGAAGAGCTCTTGGGACACTCTGGCGCCAGCTTGCGGGTCGTGAGGACTCATTGCCGCCATGCCGGTTGCCAGGACTCCGAGTCCGCGCTTTATCCCATGCAGTTCGGCGGGTTGGTAGTCCTCTGGCCGTGGTCGGCGAGGTGCGGCTGGTTGCGGGCCAGGGGTTATTCCGAGCGCCGGAGGAGTTGGACTCATGGCCGCAGACGGCATTGGACCGCTCAAGTCCGGAGCCATTACTGGAGCCGGAAGAGGAGCCGCTGGAACTACCGGCGTAGCTGGAGGGTATGGCGAGTCCTTGTCCTCCTCTTCGTCATCAGCAACTGCTGGAGCGTAGTCGCTATCCATTTTTACCTCCTCCACTCAGGTAACCACCAAGTGCTTGACCACCAGCTCCTATAACAGAGTTTGCCAAACCAAGGACAGGATTGCTGGCCTGTGCCGAAGACCAGGCATTGATCGTCGAAGGCGCCAAACCGTACATGGATTCGGTTTCTCCAGTATCCGCCGCTTGCTGCTGGTTTAGGCCATACATGCCGGCTTGCTGGTTCTGCATTTTCTGTTGCTGAAGTCCGGCAGCCGTTTGACCAGATACTTGGCCTTCTTCAAGGGCGAGTTGATCTTCATTGGCTGTAAGACTCGAAGCATTATTGGTGGCCGCGGCATTGTTTTTAGCTGTGAAACCGGCGGTCTGGAAAGGCTGGGTAGCAGCACCCATCTCAGAAGTCGTTGCAGCTGCGGCATCCGCCGGATCCAAATACCCGGTATTCATCAAACTTGTGTAACCAGGCGTGGTCTGTGCCTGTAAAGCATCGGCTTTACCCTGTTGGGTCGCCGCAATCGCGTTCGTAGTCCCCAGTTGAGTCTTGGCTGCGCCTGCCGCTCCTCTTGGCATATCAGAGCTCCTTGTTGTAGCACGTCCAGAGCGGTTTAGTCCACCTGAACTTGTTCAGCATCATCCTGTCGAACTTCACGTTGCTGGCTACCTCCGGAGGAACCCATGCATTTACATCAGTGATGCCAGCATACCGGGCTGTTGCTGACATTTCTATTTGTAGCATACTGAGACGGCCGATGGTATCCATCTTGTTCTTTGCCGCCTTCGGATCAAATATCCAATAAGCCTCGCTCGTCTTTCTCAGGAAAGCGGCGTGGGTTATCACACCGTTCTCCTCTATAACGGTTCGTACTAATATCGATGGATTCTCGAGGTTCGGCAGGTCGTAAGAAAGCCCTTGCCTTTGCTTCAAGTCGCGAACTTGAGGCCAGTCATCCTTTCCGTAGTGTCGAATAATTATCATCCGGCTCTCCTTGCCGGGGTAACAAACGTCGGTGGAATCTTTTTATTTCCAACTACCTGGACGACATTCTGACGAATGTAGGACTGAGCTGCCTGCAGGGCCTCTCCGAGTTTCTGGTCTTGCGAGCTGATCTTGTCAAGATTAGGTAGCGTTAAGGCCACTCGGCTCTGCTCCTATAAACATATATACTGCTTTAGGTTCTATCTTAGCTATCTCGTGAGCTTCCTTGTGAGCGGCACAAAGTCGACGTCTGGGCCATTCCGCCGGCGGTTTACCTTCGACCTTGGTCATGGCGTGCCACTGGGCCCAATTGGGGCAATTGCTCCATTCGCATTTCTTCATTGATTCGTACCCCGTACCGGAATAGCCGTATCTTTCTTAACGCACATGATAAGCTTCTCAAGCTGGAACCATGCCCCCACGGCGTCTGTTCCTATCTGCAGTGAGAAACGTTCTCCATGAATGTTCACTCCTCGGCCGGCATCCGCAGGCGGAGCAGTCGAAAGGGAATAATTCCTCAAGTTTGTGACACGATTGGCCGTTTGTACTGCCATCAAAAGTTGACCAGAGCCAATCGCCCTCCACTTGTAGTAACCGAAGAGTTTGACATGTGCAGACAGGTGCAGTTCTTGCTCTTCTTGGCCAGAAGGAGCGAAATAAGTCCAATACTGAGAATTAATAGGAGCGCCATCATCCGACAACTGGTTAGGAGCATCGATCTGTTCATAAATTTTTCCGTTATTCGAATTGTTACCAAAGAAAGGTTGAGCACTACCGTCTACTCGTTCTGCAAAGGTCATGGAGTTCGCAGAGATGTTCCAATAGGTCCAACGACGGCCTCGACCATGCGCCAATATCTTGCCGGTGAAGGCGGAGTATGTAACCATTGGGGATGCGGCAATATCCTGTGCATTATCCAGCCACTTGTAATCAAGAACAAAAACTACATTTGGTTGGGTTGCACTATTTATTGGAGCGCCGATCAGAATGCGCTTGTTCACCTTATCGATCCGGACCCAGACGGTGTACCCATAAGCCCAGTTGATAGAGTTCCAAGTCACCTTACCGGTTTTGGATGCGTCTTCCTGAATCTCAGGAGTTATTTTGACCGGATCAGCGCCCCAACAAAGATAACAACCAGACCGCTCGGCGAACACGGCCCACTCTTCAGTCCAGTCTACCGCATTTGGACCACAGATACCAATAGTGTTGCTCGCTTCGTTGACAGGCCATGAAGCCGGCTCGTTAACTCCATCATCGGTGACCCAACAAAGGTAATGGTCTTTTGCGAAGTAGAGGTTGTTTCGTATTGGGAAAGCCGCCCTGAGCTGTTGACCATCATTAGGTCGAATCTGAATCTGACCAGTAATTGCATCATATCCTTCCGGGTTGAAAGCGTAACTGGCTCGTACTGTGGAATAATTGTATGGCTGAAGAGTCGGGAAGACTTCGATCGAATCCACCAGGAACCCACCGAGCAGTGTCGGAGTGCCATTAGCAAAGATTGAAAGAATAGTGTCTGCTGGAACGCCTTGGGTAAAGACGTTATTCGCCAGCAAAACTCCAGAGAACTCCGTGTACATATTCTTACTCAACCCTGGCTGGTTGTAAGGCACACTGAAAGTCGACGTCACGCCGGTGGAGGCTGAAGATATTTGGACGTTGAACACACCCTGGGTAATATTCGAATTGGCCAAGAGGAGACGGACACGCACGGAGTAACCTGTGTTAGCTGAAAGTATCGGAGTACCAAGATAATCCACATAGGCCGACTGAAACAAGCGAGCGCGAGTCGCAGTCATACCATCGCCCAGCAACTGGTAGGAGTCCATCCAATCAGCAGTGACGTTTATGAGTCCACCTCCGCCGAAGGTCTGATCGATGGCCCACCCCAGAGGATAGAGGCTGGCATACTGCGCCGTCGCTCCGCCGTCAAACTCCATATTAATAAAGTTGGTGAGTTTGTTGCGCTCACCCAACCAGAACATGCGGCTGCTGTATCCAGCCACAAATGAGCATTCCCCTAGTTCCAATTGAGAAAAAAGATATTCAGCTTGGAACCCGGTCTGCAAGATGACGTCAGTGAAGTCCACGACGGCCGTAGTCGTCACATTGTCGTTTATGAGCATCACTGACGCCGAGGAAAGCTGGTTGCTGCCGGCAGGGAGCGAATAGAATGTCCCAGAAACTGCTGGCGGCGTGATGACCGGAGTGAAGAGCAGAAGTCTGGATAGAACGTTGGATGGCCCCGTAGGTATCAAGGCCACTGACGCCGCCTTGCTGCCAGACGCAATCCAATAGTTAGGCACAGAAGCTTGCGTAATATAACCTTGGCGGGTTATGAAGGCGCAACTCACATTGTGTCGTCCGGCCACAATATTACCGGAGTTTGCGATGGTACCCCCGCCTGAAGCTCCCAAATTAGCAGCCTGGGCTATAACACCGACTGTGAGACTCCCCCCGGCGGCCGTTCTTACCGTCACCGTAGTATTATACCCAGCAACCCCAGCAGATGCAATCGTCAAGACTGCACCGACTGCTCCCCATCCTGGAGGTGCAGCGGTCGTCATAGTCACTTGAGTGATGGGAGTGAACACTGTGCCTGGGCCTGTAGAGAGGGCAAGACCGAGATTGGCGTTTATATATTGGATCCCATTTAGACCAACTCTGGCTGCAACTTGAAAAGTCCCATTATACCCGGCAGGAGCAATCCCGGCAACTATTACAGTATCTCCAACTTGTAAGCCTACTGGAAAATTGGAAGATGCAATTAATGTGACTGTCGGACCTGACTGAGATGCTTGACCAGTATTTATGGTTACCTGCGACTGCACCAGACCTATGGGAGAATTGGCAATCGTAAGAGCCGTCGTAATCTGGTCCGTAACCGAGGGAGATGCCCCTGGCCCAGTCTGGCTTACACGATCCCAGTAAGTATCATCGTACTGCCGTGGGATGTCGAATCCGCCAGTCGCGTTGAAAAAGGTCTGATATTCCCTGCCGAAAAGAGTTGTTGATTGATAGAATAAATTCTGGTATCCTCTTGAAAACAATAAGTTGAGACTTCCCTGAGGGCTTTCCTTATACAGGTTTCCCAGAGAATCCCAGACCATAAGCCGCTTTGCCAGGGTTGGAGTTGAGTACGTCTTTAAACCATTGATGGATGCTCCGGCCGGAACAGGACTCGTCCCTCCGAAGTAATTGTACAGCCCGCCGCGAGTGCACACTGTGCCCAGGGGAAATACAACATCCTGGTTCAGTGGCGATGCGCCTGGAGGGAGCTGTGACGGAGGCGTTGCCGGCATGTAGCCGCCGAAAACGTCGATCGGAACATCCATCAGGTCCGCGTAAAGCAAGTGGTCTCCTTAGACCTTGTTAAATACCGCTTCTCCCTGCAATTTGCTGCCAGTAATAGAACCTGGGTAACCGGAATTGGCCAGTTCGGTGTTAAAGGCCGAAGTGAATTTGGCCTTGCCGGCAGCTGCTACAGAGGTTCCAATGACTGGCTGTAGTCCGTTGGCAATGTTCCCACCCACGTCCCAAATGTCAAAGTCAATAGGAGCGCCGGTGGACTCAATCTCTGCGACGTCTCCTATGAATGCCGGATCTTGTCCAGCGGTGGCTAGATTGATGGTATCTCCGCCAGTTGGATACGTACCACTTGCGACAGCGTTGAATCCGACTCGAATCATTTGCCCGTCTGATTTTACGTAAGTAAGTGTCACTAACATTGGCATAAAGCATTTTCTCCTTTTAGTTAGAGTATCCCGTATCCTCTTCCGCCCCTTCCAGAATACGGTTTGCGCCTCACTTGCTTGCGCTGCCGACGCCTGGCCGAGATCTGCTTCAGAAGATCTATTTCCGCCTGAGCATCGGCGATAAAAGCCGGCGAGATGGAACCGCCCCTAGACTCTGCAAAGATTCTGGCGGCATGATAAGCCGCGGCATTTATAACTCCGCGAATCGGGAGCGGATCGGTCGGAGCAGCGACTTGGGCCAGCTGTTTCTCATACTTGACTTTAACGTCGCGGGCTTGTGTGGCCCCCCTAAACCTGAGACCATCAGTCTGCCACTGCCAGTCGATCAATCCGCCTTGCTGGATTATATTCAGAAGCCCATCATTGCATTGCTTGAGCGGTGGCCCGGTAAATCCTGTTGACCCATTTGGCCTATCCCAAAGCTTAAGTGGAATTACAAGGTCGACAGGAAGCTGAGGAACTTGGCTGAACACATCTCCAACCCCGCTTGGATAAACGATGTCGCACCCGGTGTCGTCCACGATCAAACGGCCTTCAGGATCACTGATAGGCATTGCTGGAAGGTTTATGAGCCAAGCCTCAGTGGTCATCGTCTCGACTCCGACCGTAGCCAGTTCTATCTGGACACGCTCGAAGGCGCTATTCACCATATTGAAGGTAAAGGGCGCGGTGTCAGTGACGACATCCCCGCCCTGTATCTCCGAGTCGTTGAGAATCAACCTGATACGATTCAGGAGGAACTCAACATTCTGGTACGACGATGAAGCAAGTACCGACATATTACCTCGCTGGGACTGTCTCTACGTTCCGTTCCGGGTACATCTTCACCGAGCGCTCTTTCGGTTTCATCGCCCGGAGTTCCTCGATGCCGTCGTCCAACCACCCATGGCAAGCGGGGCAAGAGAGGATGTTCTCCTTGATCTTTGCCCCGCACCCTGGGCAATCGACGAGCTGCTGCGGCACATAGCACCATGGTCTTTCCTGGCCAAGGCGGGAGCAAGCATTCCGATGGAGCTCATTGATGTTGTGCTGCTCCTTCGGCTTTGCCCACATCATATCGCCCTCTGCAACAAGGCGTTGATCTTCCATCAGCATGGCTCTCTCAGCCGCGACAATTTCCTTCTTCTGGACCAAACTGCGGCATTCCTGCTCAAACTCGGCACGGAGTGCCTGGACGCGAAAGGAGAGCTGTTCCTTCATTTCTTTTACCGGCTCCGCCTCTATGTTCATGGCGACGTTTGCCTTAGACTTTGCATCCTTACGGTATTTCACGTCAGGAGGATTGTCATTAAGGAAATTCATCTCTGCTTCCATCGCTTCGATCAACGACTTAGGCAGGTCCGGGTCGGCTTCACAGAGGAAGAGTCCCCACTTCTCTTTAGAACCACGAACACCCGGTGAGTGGGCAGAAGAATCCGAGAACATGCCCATAATATCCTTGGCGATCGGAGCGGCCTTGAGCCAATGGTTGACACGCTTCTGGTCCCCGATGTCTTGAATCTCGATCGTTGGATACACGACCAGCATTGCGAACTTCTCGCCGGACTTCTTCCCTGGCACGATCCAAGTGCCTGAAAGCCCGTTAGAGTGCGACTGCTCCTGACTTGAAACGTTGATGATGATTGCTGCCTGTGACATTGAAGCCTCCTTAAGGCTTTGTTATAAATTCCTCACCCAAAAACGGGCGGAGTCCATCCCTCAGTCTATCTTGTGTAACTCTTACAAATCCTTCTTCACGACGAACTGCTTCTTGTTCAATTGCTGCTCTGCGTTGAGCCAGGGAGAATCGTTCACGCCCTACTTTGAGCATCCTGACAAGATCATAAACCACTGATGGTTCAAGTGGAATAGGTTGACCATGCGAGGTCCCATCATGCGTAAGTGGATTGCAGAGTTCATATTCTCCGCGATCAGGATACGGTCCAGCAGTATCCACAGTCATGATGCCGAACTTCTCTTTACCTGCCTCCTTCCATTGCTCTCGTGTGAGAGTTGGTCCGCACCACATTTCAAGGTGCCAGCAATTCCCTGGCAAGTATTTGGGAACAAGTCTTGTTTCCACGACCGATCGTTTCAGTTTAGTGAAAAACCGTTCCTGTGATTCTCCGCCTCTGACTCCAAGAGCCTTAGGGATCAAAACTTCTGGCTCACCCATGCCCATTGGGACATCCACAGGCACGGCCGTAATCCTTGCCACATACTGCTCAAACTCTTGCCACTCTCCGTGTATAGGGACGATTCGATTATAGCCCCACACTACGCGGAACATCGACTCGCCGAAGGGATTGTTCCCCCCGGCGAGTCGAAGGTTCTCCACCACGGTCTCCGAAGGAGTGTGGTGTTCTACCCGTTCATTTTTCCGCAGTCTCATTATTTCTGTTGATCCGCCTTATCTGGATAATGAGTGGTTTCGGTGGATTTGTTTTCGTCCACAATTTTCTGGACTTCGGCATCGTCCAGCTGTTGCTGGGCTGTACTACCTACCGAGGTTGTGGCGTCATTGCGATCCATCCGACGGGTACTGATCGGGGATCGCTGGTCAGGTACTCTGGCTGTGGTTGCCGACCGTGAAGCCGCCAGGAAACTTTCCTGAGACTGGCCAGGGGTCGGAATTGGTTCCTCATTCAAAGCGACCGATGAAGGTCCCTTCGTAGGGTCTCCAAGGATCTTGGGACGACCTGGCTGCTCGTGAGCCGGGACAGTATGGAAATTTCCCTTAGACAGTTCGTCATCAAGTTCCTTGTCACGCATTCTGTTAATGCGTTCGACACCGAAGCGGGCAACTTGTGCCCTTGCAGTTGCAAGAGGCATACCCTTCTCGGTGAAGTACAGAAGTGCTGTTTGTTCTGGTGTCAAGGCTGTTCCTTCCGGCGTCATAGGTTCTGGCGCCAAGACCGGTTCGGGTTCTTCGGTGAAAATCGCCAACTGGTAGTCGATCCCACCTGAGGTGGTCCGCTGCAGCTTGATGATCTTCGCCGAAATCTCTCCGATCGGTGAAACGAGCTCTGCCGCCCCATTGGCCTCGAGCGTGCCCGTGACGATATGAGCGTCTTTGGGTACATTCGGATGTACTTCGGCCAACTTTGCTTGTTCGGGCTTCTCGAGCTCTCCGAATCGTTGCGAAGTTGAGATATGCACTTCAAGTCTCCTTTTTTAAGATAGTGAGGGAGAGTCTCTTGGCCTCTCCCCCGCTCGGCTCGCCTTCCCCCTGTGTACCCGAAGGTCAAGCCAAGGCTAAGTTTTAGTAGCCCCCGACTGGCAACGCCAAGCCGTCGAAGAAGAACCCGAAGCGCGGGCAATCCATAAACACGTTGAACACCGTATCGAAGTAGGAGATGTAGCCGGCCAACAAGCCGCCAGACTGACCGTAAAGCTGGAACACGGTCTGTCCGCCTTCTTCGAACAGGTCAACTTCCTTGGTTACGCCGCGTCCCCAGTGCTTCAGGGCCAGCACATCAATGCGCTGAATCGTCGCATGAATGCTGGTCTTGATGGGGATTCCACCGAATGTCTTCGGCGGACGGCGCTTGAGCATGTCCTCGGAGTTCTGCCCGGTCAATTGGTTCTGGATGATCGTGGCAGTGGCAGTCCCGACGTTTTCCCACGAAGCTTCCTGATCTACGTTCATAAATGCGACCAAGGGCTCGTCGAAATCGACGCCGAGGACTCTCCGAAGCTTGTTCTCACCAAGCCGGCGAAGAGCCGGTGTGATGGTTGCACCGCCAGCAGCAACGTGCGGAGTCTTCAGGACTTCCGGGTACGTCGAGCGAGGCAGATTGTTCCATGAACCCGAGGCCGAGTCCACGTGGTTGTACAAAAGTCCTTCAAGAGAGACCGGGTTCGCACCACCTGCACCCTGACTGATGTTGATAACCAATGCGTCGGTCACGATCGTCCCAGCAGGAAGAGCGTTGACGGTAATGGTTTTCAACAGTGGGTCTACAGAAGTAACAGTGCACATCCCGCGAGCTGCTGAACCCAGACCAGTTGGGTAGACCTGGATGTCCTGGTTGAAGTAAAAGATGTTCGGGTTAGTGACGCCGATTGTGGTTCCACCTGGCAGCGTGCCGATGGTATCCATTTGCCCGTTTCCGGGAGTCTGATAAACACAATCGAGGAACCTCTTGAACATCTTCATGGCTTCCGCCACTTCACGGACGGCCACGTCTTCTACTGCCTTGTCATTGCCCTTCGTCGCATATTCCGCGAGCTTCGAGACTTCAAAAGCCCAACGGAACTGGAGTGTCGATAACGTGCCGACATCCCAAGTGGACCCAGAGCCGCGGCCCATATCGTCGAAGTCTGCCGTACCTTGTGAACCCTTGCCACCGGGCCGCACGAGCATCGGCAAACGGATGTTCCTTGTGGAGGCGTCAATCACATCGCCTCTCTTATCGATCATGTCCAAAAGTACGTGCTCTTGCTCATAGGCGGTCGGAACGTTTTTCCGCACCTTTTCGAGCTGTAGAGCGATACTCTGGATGTTACTGGTTGGTGCCATTCAAAGTCCTCCCTATAGAAGATGTTTTCCTGCGACGACCTCATCGACAGAGAATCTACTGCCGTCCTTCTTGTACCACCTGCCGTCGCTATCTTTATAGGGTCCAGTCGGCGCATTGGACCGCGTTTCACCGGGCTTCTTAGCAGGAACTCCACTGCGAGTCGTTCCGGAGCGGCGACTTGCAGCATCCCGAGATGCTTTTACAATGGCTGGGACTTCTTTCTGAAGTACCATCCTAACCATTTTGTTCATGAGCCACGGGGTTGCCCACGCAGCTTTCTGAATCTTGTTGACCTCTGCCATATTCCTGGCAGCGTAAGCTGGTCGAAGTTTGCGCATAAAAGAAGTGCTCTTTGAAAGCAGTCCTTCAATCTGTTTCCTGACTCCCTCGACGATCGCAGCTTTCTTCTCTTCAGGAATATTGGCCGCCAAGACTTTTTTGATCGCTGGATGATTCTTAATGGCGCTGGTTTGGATGGTCCTGGCCTCAGTAAGAAAGTTGGCGTGGAACTTGGTGCGCTCTTCCTTGGTCGACTCATTGGTCTGCCTGGCCAGGGCTTCTTCCCGTTCCTGGATGCGTTTCTCGGCTTCAGTTGGAGCCGGCTTATCCTGCCCGTAAGTATTGATCCAGTTTTGCAGGCTCTTGAGCCGTTTCTCCAGGTCTGGTGCGCCGGCCTCTTTGGCATCTTCGATCATACCGGCGACAAATTCCGGAATCTGCCGGCTGCTGAAAGTTGCCCAGACTACCTTGCTCATTACATCATTATAACTGTCTTTGTCGAGACGGGCCCACTCCTTTGGAAGTGTCTTGAACAAAGAAACAGCTGCGGCCTTATCACGAGTGAAGAAGTTCTCAATCAGCTTGGAATGGCCGGCGTAGTTTCCGTCTTTATCTTTTACTTCGAAAGCTGTGTCTATCTCTTGGACTTCTTTGA